AAAGGCACTAAGGTTACACGGGCCTATGAAACCGTGATAGGCGACGAGGAGATGGAAGAGGAGGTTGATATCTTTGGGACCACCATCAATAAACCGATGGTCTACCCGAGTAAGTCACCCCAAAACCTTGAAGCCGCATTGAGGATCCGCTTCGGATTTCCCCGCGTATTGGATGAAGATAGCGTGGAGGAATTTTACGAATTTGCCATCAATATTTTGCGAGAAGAATTTCCTGTTTTCAAGCTAAATCCGATGGATCGTGAGAAGTGGCTGAAGGGGCAATATGGTGAACGCAGGGGGCTTCTCCTTGCAAAACAACTTGAGAACGCATTCCCGGATGAGGTTCTCACATATGGGTTGTTTACTAAAGGAGAGGCCTATGTGGGCAAAGAACCCTCCACCATGAAACCCCGGATGATCTGGAGCGCGCCAGAGACCCTCATAGCATACTTTGGCTGCTACTTCCACCAATTGGGAAAGCTGTTTGGCAAGTGGGCTAACGTGAACTCTAATGTGTTTTACGCTAGTTCTACAACACCCGAAGCCGTCGGGACTTTTGCCACACGAATGTATGGTTTCCCTTTGGTGGTTGAATCTGATGTCTCTAATTGGGATGGGTCCATGTTACCGGAGATGTTGGCAATTGAGAAGTATTTTCTTGAGAACCACGTCATCGGCATGCCTGAAGAAATAGACATCCTGCTCCGCAACTGGGGCAAGAGCAGCGGATCGACTCGCGGGGGGTCGGTCAGAGCTGAATCCGACCACGGCCGTCGGAGTGGTGACCCTTGGACATCACTGTTTAATTCCCTACTTAATATACTCGTCACCATGTGGGCTTTTGGCATCACACACTTAGAGGACTTCATGATTATGGTTCTAGGTGACGATAACTGCGTGGCTCTACCAGCTGAAGCTGACGTCGACTTAGCGCGTCTGCGGTATGAGTCTTTGGGAATGAAGATAGAGATTATCGAGAGGGCAACCATCGAAGAGCTGACCTTTTGCTCCGGTCGGTTCTGGAACGTTGGTGGGACTTATAAGTGGGGGAATATGCCGTTCAAGGTGCTGACCAAGCTAGGCATTAACCACCACAACCACCACCCGAAGTTCTACCCCGGGCTCTTACTTGGCACCTGCAAGAGCCTATTGCCCACAGCTGGGCACATCCCCCTGTTGGGTGTTTTGTTGCGAACCATCTGTGACACGGCTGGTGATGAGGTTAAAGCTCGTCAGGACAACCGCCACTGTAATCCTTATAGGATTCAAGGTGGCGTGGTTGCATATCCTACGATTGAGACCTACAACCAGTTTGCTCGCATTTACAAAGTAGATGTTGAAGCCGTGTTTGAGATGGAAGATGCTATTCTGAATAGCGTCAGCATCGAACAATGCCCATACATGCTCGACGGTGACTTGTTTACTCACTGTTGGGACGCCGAAATGGGAGAGACCGAATCCACATCAAGTGTAATTACACCCGATGCTCCCCTCAAACTTGAGGACATGACCTATGACGACGTGGTAAATAAAATACCGCGTGAAGAGGAGATCGAGAAATTGCACGGAGCCAAATCCATTTCTGATGCGATCAAGAATGGGTTGAAGTTCGGCGCGGAGGAAGATGAGATGTTCGGGACATCAAGTCATTCTTTCCTCCATGGGATGTTTAGTGCTGTTTCGTACATCAACCTGGCCTGGGGCACAGCCCTACATTCTGCCTACAACCACTTTGCCTATCGTTGCAACAATCCAGTTTGCGCCAAACGTAAGGGCAAGAGTGCTGGGCGGTTCAAGGCCGGGGCCAAGGCCGTGGCCAAGGAGGTGGCGAAGAAAGTGGGGAAAGCATTTCTCACGTCAGCAGGTGGTGCCATTGGCGGCGCACTTGGCGGGCCCGGGGGGGCTGTGTCAGGAAGTGCCGCTGGTGCATACCTCGCTAAGCTAACTGGAATGGGCGACTACAAGGTGTCAAGAAACACTTTGCTAACCAACGGCTACACTTTTGGTGGTGCCAAGGATCGTTCCGTTCGAGTTAGACATTGTGAGTACATTGGTGACATTTTTGCAACCAATGACTTCACAACTACCCAATATGCTATCAACCCCGGGTTGGCTTCATCATTTCCATGGGTTTCAACAGTTGCTGATGCTTTTATACAATACCGTATTCACGGTATGGTGTATTATTTTGTATCTCAATCTGCTGCCTGGAATGGCCAATCCCAAGCTTTGGGATATGTGATGTTCGGTACTCAATACAATGTATTGCGCGATCCATTTTCAACTAAGAGGGAGATGCTCAACTATGAGTTTTCTTCTTCTACAGCACCTGACGCCAACATGGTGCACCCCATCGAATGCGACCCCGGTGAGACACCCCTCACTGAGTTGTACCTAAGGGTGGGAGCTTTGGCCAATTCTGATGACTTGCGGTTCCATGACTATGCAAATTT